TATAAGGTAGATTCAAAAGGGGCGAACGACGCTTTAAAAATGATTTCCACATTAATTAGTGGATCAAAAGAAACAGTAAATACAATTAATGTTAATAATCCAGCACCAGAATTAAACGTAAGCGACAAAGATTTACAAAAGTTTTTTAAAAAATTCAATGACCAATATTGAAAAAGCAATTTTAAAAAAAACGTTACTTAATAATAGTTTAGCGTTTACCCGTTATTTTTTTTATCAAAGAAAAAAACAACGGATGATTCTTAATCGACATCATTATTTAATTGGCCAAACACTAGATAGAGTGTTTAAGGGGGAAATTAAACGATTAATAGTTAACATTGCACCAAGATATACCAAAACTGAACAGGTTGTAATATCATTTATTGCTAACGGTTTCGCTATCAATCCAAGCAGTGAATTTATTCATGCGAGTTATGCAGACAGTTTGGCATTAAAAAACAGCATGATAATTAAAGATCTAATTGCTCACGAATCATACAAAAGTTTATTTAATTTAGAATTTAAAAAGGATAGTAAATCAAAAAAATCATGGCGTATTGAAGGTCATGATGGGGGATTATTAGCTGTGTCTAGTGGGGGAACAATTACAGGATTTGGGGCTGGATTAATGAAAGAGGGCTTTACTGGTGCTTTGATTATTGATGATCCAATTAAGCCGCAAGATGCTTATAGTGACGTTGTTAGAGATAAGGTAAATCAACAAATTAACGATACATTTATGAGTCGATTAGCTCATAAGGATGTACCTGTAATAATTGTTATGCAACGGTTACACGAAGATGACACAACAGGGTTTTTATTAGGGGGGGGGACAGGTGAAAAATGGCATCACCTTTGTTTACCTTGCGAGATCACGGATGAATCAAAAGTTTATAATTATGATATTAATCCGTATGGAATACCGATCGAGCATAATTTAAAAAATGGGGCGTTATGGCCATATAAGCACACCCTTGAAGATTTAGAAATGATGAAAAAATCACACCCATACTCAACGGCTAGTCAACTATACCAAAGCCCCGCCCCGTTAGGGGGGGGGATATTTAAAGACGAGTTTTTTAATTATTGGCCAAACAATATTCAAACGGCTTTTGAGTATAAATTTATTACAGCAGATACAGCCCAGAAAACAAAAGAACATAACGACAGATCGGCGATTGCGTGCTGGGGTGTTAAAAATAATAATTTATATTTAATTGATTTAGTGTGTGGACGATGGGAAAGTCCAGACTTAAAACGTGTATTTATTGAATTTCACGAAAAACACAAAACAGCAACGAATCAAATAGGGAATATGCGGTATGTGTATATTGAGGACAAATCAAGTGGAACTGATATGATCCAAAATTTAAAAAATGATATGAACATTATAGCTGTACAAAGAAATAAAGACAAATTCACAAGGGCGCAAGATGCGTTACCGTATTTAGTGACTGGTAAGGTTTTTTTACCCGAAAAAGCAAGTTTTATACATGATTTTAAGATGGAGTTACGCAGTTTTACGCCGTTGATGACACATAAACACGATGATCAGGTCGATGTATTACTTGATGCTGTTCAGATTGCGTTGATGCAACCTAAAAAAGTGGCTGGAACGTTTTAAAAATTGACTTTGTGTTTAATTTTGTTTTATTATTTAGTTTATAAACTAAAAAGGATTTTTTAAGTGACGCAATCTAAAAATGAACGACAGTTAAGAGCAGAAAATAAATTACTTAAGAATCAAGTAAAAAATCAAGAAAACATTAAAACTAATAATAGTATAACATCTAGCCGAATTAATAATTTTGGGTTCTTGATGTCATCTCATAAGGGTAATAGAGATTATTTTAAGCAATTTGGGTATCCTAATCAAATTAATTTTGAGAATTATTTAGCGTATTACAAACGTGATAGCATTGGTAGTCGAATCATTGAAACGTATCCCGATCATTGCTGGGAAAGTAAATTTAAAATTATTGAAAACGAAACCGAAGCCGAAGATAGTATTTTTGAGAAAGAAACAAAATCAATTTTAAAAAACACACGTTTAAAAATAATAAACAAGTTAAAACGCGCGGACATATTAACAGGGTTAGGCGATTATGGAGTATTGTATATAGGCGTTGCGGATGGGAAAAAACCTAGTGAGCCATTAGAGGGGAACATTAACATTAATGATATATTATACATTGCCCCTAAAAGTAGCAGAAATGCGGTAATTTACGAGTACGAGGAAAATATAAACTCACCTAGGTATGGATTACCATTGATGTATAATATACATAGCGGTGATTACGCAACGGAAACATTAAGCACAGCTAATAAAATAATGAAAGGAAAGCAAACGAAAGTACATCATTCTAGAGTCATTCACATTGTTGAAAACCCCTTAGAAAATGACGTGATAGGCCAACCACGATTACAAAAGGTGTTTAATGATTTAATTGATTTGATGAAAGTTAAGGGCGGGGGATCTGAAATGTTTTGGCTTAACGGTCGAGGTGGTATGAGCTTGGAAAGTGAAGCAGATACTAATTTTACAGAAGACAGCGCAAAAGATTTAGAATCCCATTTACAAGATTTTTCTAATAGTTTGACTCGATTTTTGAAAACAAAAGGGATTGAAGCAAAACCAATTAATTTTGATGTTGCAAACCCAGAAAACCATTTTAATATCATAATTAAATGTATTTCTAGTGCCACAAAAATTCCTATGCGTATATTGTTAGGAAGTGAAGCAGGGAGCTTAGCAAGTACCCAGGATGAAAATAATTTTAAAGAGAATGTTATGAATAGACAAATAGATTTTTGCGAGAATGTCATAATTTTACCTTTAATTAATTGGTTTATTGAACATGGTGTTTTACCCGCACCGAAAAATGATTTTAAAATTGAATGGCCAAATTTGATACCAGAAGATACAGCGCAGATGTACAAAAATGCCGATGTTGTTGCGACAGCATTACAAAAATACTTGAATACTGAGAGTGCTGATGCAGTTATGCCATTTGAACAATTTTTTGAAATCATGGGCAAAGATTATCAAGGTAAAGATGCCAACGATATAGATGCCAACGATATAGATGCCAACGATATAGACTGATGTTATGTTGTAATGTTAGTGATGATCCTACACGAACGCTTACGTTAAGAAATAAAGCAGTAGCCGAGATTACCCGAAGATTTAAACAATTAAATAGGTTAATTGTTGAAAGCGTGAAAGATAATAAAATTTTTGTTGATAATGCCCAAGCGTTAAAAAAAGAAGAGTTTATTTTTTTAAGAGATGGCGACAAATTAAAAAAGTTTAATTCTTGGTTACAAGGGGCAATTTTTGAAATAATTTTAGATGGAAGCACACAAAAAGATGATCCCAATATTAATTGGTTACTAGCGTATATTGACAGTGCTTATCGCAAAGGAATAAAAAAAAGCACGTCAGTACTGCAACAAAGATTGGGTAAGAATGTTATACCCGATTTACCTAATTTAGTTAATTTACCCCCACATGCTAGGGCTATGGAGTTAATATTTACAAGAGATTTTGACCAATTAAAAGGAATTACTGAGGCTATGAGCCAACAAATAAGTTACATTATATCAGAGGGAATATTGCAAGGTGAAAACCCAAACGAAATGGCTAAAAGGATTTCTGATAGAGTTGAAAAAATTGGCATAACAAGAGCAAAATTATTGGCAAGAACTGAGGTAATTAATGCGTTTAATCTTGCTAGGATTAATAACGTTGATGCGTATTCTGATTTTTTAGGTGGTGAAGAAATCGTTTTTCGTTGGATTAGTGGTGTTGATGCTAGAGTAAGGCAAACCCACAGAGAAAGAAATAATAAGTTTTATTCAAAAGAAAAAGTTGCGCCATTAATCGGTGAACCGAATTGCAGGTGTACAATAACAGAGATCCCAGTAAGTCTTTTGGAACTTGTATATGATAATCCAAAAGTGGTAAGATAGTTATATTATGATACGAAAAATAAAATGTAACGTAGAAACAAGTAATATTAAATACACCAATTTTGAAGGCGTAAAACACATGGTAATCCCTGTTATAATGGCTCAAGAGGGCGTTATGAATAGGTTTTTTTATCCGTCAGACGAATTTGAAGAATGGGCGAACACATGGGATGGTGTACCAGTACCTATCAACCATCCAGAGATTGAAGGGGTGGCGGTAAGTGCAAGAAGTCCACGGATACAGGAATTAAATAGTGT